AGCGAGCCGCCGCTGGTGGCGTCAAACAACGTAGAAGCGTCAGCAGCGTCAAGGTGTAATTGAAGGCCCGTCGTAAATGGCAGTTGCGGCAACACACTCGGCCACGTTCCCGCCCGCTTGAGCGCTTCCGCCTCGCGCACCGTCCACACTCCGCTCGCCGCAGAGTTGACCGCCGCGCTCGCAGGCGTCACGTTCGCACCGATGAATCCGCCTCGCGGCCGGCTCATTCGACAACCTCCTGCGGCGGAAGATCGTCAGCCGTGACCGTCGAAACGGCCCAGCCGGTTTCCTCTCGCACGGCCTGGTCCTCAAACCACTGAGCAGGGTCCGTCCTGGTAGAGCCGTCCGACAGCCTGACGCGGAACGGCAGGGCAGCGTGGGCTACGCCGTCGCGGTCGCGGTAGCAGTGGTCGCCGACGTTCATCAGGAGAGCTCCTTCCACGACGCCACGACGTGAAGATCGTCGGCTGCGGAAGCGGTCGCGTAGATCGACTGGGCCTCAGTGAGCGAGAGCGGGTTTTCCTTCGACACGACGATCAGCGTGGCATCGGCCGGCACCGTGACGGTGTGGCAGATTTTGGTGGCGGTCCCAGAATTGGTCGCCGACGCGAACATATCAATCGTGATGTCGGCCGCGTTCGCGCCGTCCACGTTACTCACGATCAGCGAGTCGATCAGATACGCCTTGCCCGACGAGGACGCATTGCTCACGATCTGCGTGGCACTCGTGCTCGTGAGTCGGACCATTGCGTTGGCGACGTAGACGTTACTCGCCGAGGCCAGATTCGGGTTTGCCATCTATAGAATCTCCTAGTTGCGCTCTATTGTGGGTGTACGGTCACGGCGCGACGGGCCAGGGTATCGGCCCCTCGCCTGAGTAGACGCTAGGCAGATCGCGGAGCGCCTGTCGGTACGTCGCCCACGTTGCACGATCCACAGGGGCGTCAGCCACCTGCGTCCAGTCGCTCGCCGTGAGTCGCGCGTTCCGTTCGCGGCGAACGTCGGCCATGTCGTGACGCTCTGGCTCGCGAACCCAGCCCGATGGCAACTCCGATTCGGGGATCGCAGTGCAGCCGCCAGGCGGTGACCAGCCATCAGGCAGATCGTCACGGACGAACGTGACAACTTGACCGAGAGCGTTACAAATTGCGATTGCCATGCGTCACCAGCAAATAATCCTGACGTACCCTTCGCCGCCGTTTCCGCCAGCGCCGCTGGCAAATCCATTAGCAGACGCACCGCCACCGGAACCGCCAAACCCATACGCGCGGCCGGCGCTTCCGGCCGTTGCGGCTTCAGTGGTAGATGCGTTTCCACCCGCCCCTACGGTCATCGCCTGATAGGCAAATGCGCCGTTTCCAATAGCAGCGACTCCGCCAGAATAGGCCACGTTTCCAGACGATATCCCGCCGCCAGCCGCGCCGCCTGACGGTGCCACGCCACTGCCAAACGCACTATTGCCAGCGTTGGCAGAGACGGAACTAGAACCGCCAGCCGTACCAGACCAAATCCGATTTGAGTTTGGATTGGCTGCGCCTCCTGCGCCAGCGGAGGCCGTCCCGCCGGAGCCAACTCCACCGCCGTTGTCGCCGCGAGTCAGCACTAGCGAGCCTGACGTGACATACGACAGGCCGCCAGCCGTTCCGTTGTTGCCGTTCGTGTCGTCGGCGGTGACGGCAGCGCCGCCAGCCCCAGCCGAACCAACTAAGACGGTTAGCGATCCAGCAATGAGTGAGCGAGGATATGTGAAAACCCCCACATTCGCCGCGCCGCCACCGCCACCTCCAAAACGCGCCGAACCAGCCGCGCCGCGTCGGCCACTGCCGCCTCCAGCACCACCGCCAATCGCCAGAATTTCAATCATGCTGCAATTCGCTGGTGGAGTCCACGTGTAACTGCCGGCACTGCCTGTAGCGTCAGCCGGCGCAGACGAACGCGTGAACTCAAACACCGTCCCAGGCAGCACAGCGCCGGTCTTACCGTTTACGCTCGTCACTGCCGTTGCGAACGTAGAATCACCGCGCAGGTACGTTGTGGCGTCAGCCGTGCCGCTGCCAAGTCTCGCCGTCGCGATCGTGCCGGAGGTGATGGCGCTGGCATCTGTGGCAATGCCGCCAGTAGGGCCGGTCGCGCCAACGCTGCCCGAGGCGCCCGTCGGCCCGGTTGATCCGACGCTGCCAGACGCGCCAGCCTGGCCTTGCGCGCCAGTAGGGCCGGTCGCGCCAACGCTGCCCGAGGCGCCCGTCGGCCCTGTGGCGCCGGCTCCACCGCCACCGCCGCCGCCTAGCACATCGCCAAGCTGCGACACGGACACGCGCCGAGTTCCAGCGCCTGCGCCGGTCACCCGAGACAGAATCAACAAGTCCGTCCCAGTTACGCCCGTCGCCGCCGGCAGCTGGTCAACGCGCTTCTGTAGTGGCATTGGTCTACCTAAACCGTGAGTGGCACGACGATTTCATTGCCCTGGTCGTCGATGATGAACGTGGCGTCTCGGTCGATCTGCTTGGTGTGGATTCTGACCATAGACCGAAACGCATCGGCGTAGTGAAACAACGGCACGCCTCGAGGAGTGCTGACCTCGTAGAGCGTTGAGACGCCGTCAAGTTCCTCCAGGATGATGTCGCCACGCTGCGGTTCGCCGTATGGCAACGCCGACACCGAAACGATGTAGTCGCGGCTCTCCCACGCTTCGACCACGCCAGAACTGTTTTGGGCCTCAAACACGCTGCGGCCGATTGAGGCTACGAATTGCGATGTGTTCGCTCCGCGCTTGTAGGCGCACGTGGTGCCTGCCGATTGGGCGAGCTGCCCGGCGAGCCATGCGGCACCGCTGCGTAAAAGGTCTGCCATACGTCACCTACGCGAGAGCCAGGACGAGACCGAGGGAGACACCACGGCCTGCCGCGCCGGTCGGGCCGGTCTGGCCAGTTGGGCCGGCAGATGGGCCAGTGGGGCCGGTAACCCCAACGCCAGCAGGCCCAGAGGGACCGGTTGGCCCAGTTACGGTTGACGCAGCGCCAGTCGGTCCGGTCGCCGACGCGCCAGTCGGGCCTGTCACGGTTGAGTCTGCGCCGGTCGGGCCAGTCGGCGAAGTGTCGCTGATCGTGAGCGATATTGTGCTAGTGGTAGAACCGCCAGTGTACAGCCGTAGCTTTTGCGATGCGGCAGCTGTCAACGGAACGACGTATTGCAGCGTTTGGCCATTACCGGCTGCCACCGTAATCCCCGCCGTCAACTCCACGTCGGCAGAAGACAACACGCGGACGGTGCGACTGGCGATCGGGGAGATGTAATATGTAGTACCGCGCAGCAATGCTATGTTGGTTACATTTGTTCCGGCTGAGTCAACCGTGTCACGAAGCGACATGATCGACGACGTAACGCTTTCGACGGCAAACGAAATTCCGCCTTGGCCACGAGGGCCAGTTGAGCCAGTCGGGCCAGTTGATCCGACTCCCGTTGCGCCAGTTGGGCCGGTGATTGTCGAGGCTGGGCCAGTGTTTCCCGTCGGGCCTGTTGCTCCAGCGCCCGTGCTGCCCGTCGGGCCCGTTACAGTCGACGCGGCGCCAGTTGGACCGGTGACACTAGCGCCAGTGCTGCCCGTCGGGCCCGTCACCGTAGACGCTGCGCCTGTGCTGCCGGTCGGTCCGGTGACGCTAGGGCCGGTGCTGCCCGTGGGGCCTGTCAACCCAATGACGCCTGTCGGGCCGGTAATAGACAATCCTTGCGGCCCGGTCGGCCCCCGCACCGCTTGCACAAGCACGCCGCCGATATAGACGCTGTCGCTTGTCGGGCCAGATGTTACATTCGGCGCTGGGCCGGTGACGCCGGTTGGCCCGGTGTTGCCAGTTGGGCCGGTGACCGTCGATTGCGGGCCAGTGCTTCCTGTCGGGCCAATGCTTCCAGTTGGGCCGGTCACCGTAGAGGCGGCGCCAGTAGATCCAGTCGGGCCAATCGTGCCCGTACTGCCCGTCGGGCCTGTCACCGCAGAGGCTGGGCCAGTGTTGCCCGTCGGACCTACGCTGCCCGTCGGGCCAGCGCTCCCGGTTGGGCCTGTCACGGTGGACGCCTGGCCGGTGCTCCCAGTTGGGCCCAAACTGCCTGTCGGGCCAATGTTGCCCGTCGGGCCGGTCACCGTAGAGGCTGGGCCCGTGGCTCCAGTTGCGCCCGTTGGGCCCAGCGGCCCAGTAATCTGCAGCGTGATGCCCGTAGGCCAGCCGGTGGCGGCGTCTTTCGGGCCGTAAAGCACGCGGCCCGTGCGATCAATGAAGAGGTCGCCAGGATTCCCTACGCCGCCTGTAGGCGCGGCATCGCCCGCGAGCACCGGAGATGCGCCAGACGGCAGGGAGAAAAACGGCACAAAACCTCCAGCCCACAACGCCCCGGCGGCGCGACAGTGTCAAGCCGCGCCTGCCGGGGGTTGCGGTGTGGACTAGCGGTTGATCAACACCTGGACCGTCGCGTCGCCAGCGGCGCGAGCCTTGGCGAGCTTGCCGGCCGCCACGCCCGTCGAGGCATGCGCCACGCCGGAGGTCGCGTACCAGTTGATCGCCGAGCCCTGGGCACCGGTGGCACCCGTGGCGCACGGGAACTCAAACACGCCTTCGACGCACAAAGCGCCGAGCGTGTTTGCGGCAATGGGGCGCGGGGCGACAGCAACGAGCGAACCGATCACGACCACGTCGCCAGCCGCCACGGCCGAGCCTGGCGTGTAGTCGAAGCAATCACCGTCCATCACATAAGAAGCCATTGAAATCACCTGCTTTCTTGGTTTGTGGGTTTAAGATCCCCGGCAGGCTGGCACGATCACCAGCCCGCCGGGGCTATGGTCAGGTCGCCGAATCGCACTTCACGCCGGCGAGGTACTCGGCCTTGGCGACGCCAAAGTCGAAGTAACCACGCATCTGGACGCCGAGCGTGTTGAAGTCGGCCTCGGCCGTCTCCACGATCGGGCTTTGCACGCCGTTAAGGAACGCCACTTCCATCGTCGCCAGGTCGGACGGCGAGGCGAGGAGGTAGTAGTCGGTCGTGTTTGTCAGGTAGGTCGAGGCGACCACCTGATACCGACCGGCAAGTACGTTGCGATCAGGCTGGCCGCCCGTCGCACCGCTCTGGATCAGGGACGAACCCATGATCTCAGCCGCGGCGAGCTCCAGGTCGACCGGCACTAGCAGAATCCGCGGCTCGACCGCGACGGGGTTGCCGTCGGGGTCCTTGAGCTTGCGGAACTTCGTGGCGAGCGCCTTGAGGTTCGTCAGGCTGAGAGCCAGCGAGCCGGCAGACAGGTTGCCGCGAGCGTTCGTGAAAAAAGACGCATCGTCCACGAACTCGGCCCAGAACACGTCGTTGAGTTTCAAAGCACCACCGCGGCCGATCCGCTGCGGAACAGCCGTCAACGCCGACAGGTCGTCGTTGATGAGGTCCGTACGGGTCACGCTCGTCATGATGCCGTAGGTGTCGGCCGAGATCGTGCGGCTTTCCTCGGAGGCCGCGGCGTTCTTGAGCTCGCCACCGTTAGCGACCTTCTCAAACTTGAAGCCGCCGTTGAGCCGGTAGCTCGTGAGTGCCTTGAAGTCGTTGACCGAGCGGACCGTCGAAATCTGCCGCCAAGCCGACTCGACCGAGTTGAACCCGGCAAGGAGGAACTTGTTGGCCGTGTTGCTCAGGATGCCGCTGATGTTGTGCGTCGCCCACGCCGCAGCGAGGATCGGACGCAGGGTCGAAGCGTTGAGCCGACGTTGGCCGTCGTAGCCGTTGGCGGCAGCCGCCTGCACCAGCACTTCGCCGAGCGAGATCTCGCGGCGGGCCTTGTGAGCCGCCTCGAGCGTCTTCTCGTCGTACATCTTCTCTACGCCGGGCAGGCTGCCCTGGAGCGCGAAGCTGGCCTCGATCACCGCCGAGGTGGCCGGGGCGTTGTTCTGGACGTGGACCGCCGGGGCAGCGGGCCGCTCGTCGCGCGTAGCAATCAACTTTTCCATGTTGACGACTTTCTCGTTGAGGGATGCGATTTCGGCCTCGTAGTTGCGGGCCTCGACCTTCGGGGCTTCCACGGCGACGCTCGCCGGGGCTTCCACCGCGGCAGCCACGACGGGCTCCTCGGTGGGCGACTTGGTGGCGTTGTCCGCCATGGGTTCCTCCGTTGCCGCGTCTGCGGCGATTGAAACTGCCGTGTTGCGATCCGCACCGAGCGTCACGAATGACGTTTCGCGGAGAGTCGACGCACGGACGATGCGGACAGGCCCAACGTGGGATTGCCCGTTTGCGGTTGTGACCTGGTCTTCGCCAAACTTCAGGTGGCGCCCGACATCGGCTCCGACGCTGGCTTGCCACTCGTAGCCGGCCGCGGCGAGCGCGAGCACTTGGCGAGCGGTTTCGGACTCAGCCAGGATTTCGCCTTCAACGATGAGCTCATTGCCCTGGACGCTGGGGCGGCCCTGCCCAAGGATCGACCCAAGCGAGTAGTCGTGGCCCATAACGATCGGGACGGTGGACGGCAGCGTCATGCCTGCCAGGTCGATGACGACCTTCTCGCGGCTCCACGCCTGCTGGATGGGAGCGCCGGTGTAGGCCACGATGCGAAACTTGCGCGGCGAGGAGGCGTCGCCGTCGGCGGCGTGTAGAAACGTCACGCTAGATGCGAGTTTGATGTTGTCGCTCATAAAAACTCCACCATGTCTATGGGTTCGTCGAACCCTTCGAATTCAATGGCAATCATGCGTTTGCCGCTTGGGGATCGCCGTTTTCATCAAGCGTTCCGCCGTAATTCACTTCTGGCGTAAAGTCGACGAAGAGCCCCAATTCCTTTTGGAGCGCCACCTCGGCAGCACGTTGCCGAAGCTCCACGTCCCACCTCTTGCCTTGCCGGGCGTACTCTGCAGCCAGCGTTGTCGTGTGCGTGCGAAGACGCGTTTCGGCAGCGTTGGCTTCTTTGGCCGGGTCGACGTGGTCTTTGCCGTCCCACACCCAGCCCCAGTTCCATTCCGAGAACGGCGGCAGGCCGTCGGGCAGGATGCCGGCGAGGCTCGCCTCGTTGACCCACGCGGCGAGCACGCGGTCAAGCATCGTGCGTTCGAGCTGGTCGCGCTCGACCCGCTGATTCATCGCGTGGACTTGGTGATCCATGCGGCCCGACGCGTAGTTGTAAGACGACGAGTCGAGGGCCGCGACGTTGTAGGGAAGTTGGAGGCAGCGCGAGATTTCGTTGAGGATGCAGCGAACGAACGACGGGTATTGCGTCGTCGGCTGCTCTGCTTTGAGCTGCGAGATGTCCCAGCCTTCTGGGAGCGTGGTGAGCGTGCGCTTGCTGATCTCCAGCGCCGCGAAGGCGTCGATCTCGTCGACCTCGGCTGCCGGCGAGTTGCTGTGGATGAACGCCGCCAGGTCGGCCGCCGTTTCCGCCGCAGCAATCACCGCCTCGGTGTAGCGGCGGAGTTGGCCAAAGAGCTTCAGCGCCGGGGCCACCTCTGGAACGCCGCGATGCTGGCCGGCGCGGCTCGGCTTGAACCAGTGGATCATCTGGCCAGCCGGCACCCGCTGAAATTCAAGGTTGTTGACGCGGAAGTTTGAGCCTGGGTGGAAATTAAGCACCTGGTAGGCGACGACGTTGCCAACCTCGTCAAACTCGAGGCCGTCGACCGTGTTACCGTCAGGCGTAACCGTCGGCAACACCGGAAAATTTGGAGTCGATACCATCTCGGCTTCGACAAGCCGAATGTCGAGTTGCACGCCCGACAGACGCGGGTTGCTGACCATCATGGCGAAAGCCTCGCCGTCCACCACCAGCGCCTCGCGCATCGTCCGCAGCTTGGCCGGAAGGTCGACCATCCAGCCCCAGTCGAAGAACAGCCGCTCCACCTGGCGGGCCGCGTCGTCGTCGCCGATGTCGAGCTGCAACCGCGGCCCGGTGCCGATGAGGTCGTTCGCAAGCGTGCCAGAGATCCCGGCGAGGTACGAGTTGTTTGCCCGCTCGTAGCGTGCCCGGTTGCGAAGCGTGCGGCGAATGCTGGGAGAAAGGGCAGCATCAGCCGCGAATGCGTCGGCGTTTGCCCAGTGGCGGTAGTCGTCACCACGTTCCGCGGCGTCGTACTTCGCGCGAGCGACCGGCACCACCGCAGGGCGGGGCGTCTGTTTGCCGCGGAAGAAATCAAGAAACGCCACTAGATCGTTCCCGGAGGGATAATGCGATTAAACCGGAGGCCGCGGTGCACGTTCGTGCTTGAGGCCGCCTTTTTCGCGGCGATGTACTTGTCGGCCTCGATGATCTGGTCGAGATCGTGGGCCTCAACCTCGCCGGCGTCGGTGCGGACGCGCTTCGGCCCCACGGCCGCCTCGGC